CTAGTATTAGTTGCGCGACTAACAACAAGGTACAAATCACTTTCAACAACACTTATATCTAGTATGGAATCTTCTGAATTAAATTCCCAAGTAGACCAACTAGCTTGTAATTTCTCTGGCCCATCGTTGTACCACTTGTAAACATATAATTTAGTCCTATCGTCTGAAGATAAAGCTACTAAAATATCTTCATTACTCGATGTAGCTAACTTAACAATATTCTTAGGAACATACTTAGGTACATGAGCCGTAATATCTTTTGCAGCAGAAATAAGCGTGTCTGCTTCAATAGAGTATTCTCTAACACTTGAGTAAGCACCTTTCTTAGATGGAAAGTATAGGTAGTTACCTGCACCTACTGGAGATACTCCTGAATCATTATCAAACTCAGTACTAGCTACAATAGATATAGTTCTAGGCGTTAATGCTCCTGCATTTTCAATAGTAAACTGTGTATGGTCAGAGAACAGTGTTAATGAGTCATTGAATGTGACAGCTTGCATTAAAGTATTAGCTTTAGTGTGCGCCACCTTAACATCAATAGGGCCATCATCTAATACTGACCTAACTGTTTTGGGAAAGAATCTGTAGAAGTCTCCTGCTGCACTAAATATTACATTGTCTTCACATAAGAAACCTAATCTATTTTTATAGAAAAAGATGTTGTTAAGTTTCTTTAAATTAAGTGTCGCAGATGAGGATAAAAACGATGGGTTAGGTGCGGAGTCTACATCACCTACTGTACGCGTTCCCCATGTAATATCATCAAGTGTATAATAGTATCCCCCACCAGTTCCTGTATCTTCTGTTAGGGTCAATAGATGGGGCATGGTTGAGGAAGCTGGCCCGTAATTTTCACCAGGCTTAAAAGATTCTTCGTAAGTTTTTGTGGTTAATGCTTTTACATAAAAATCACTTGTAGAAGTAGTACTGCCTCCATTTAAAACACGATAGTGATGTCCGATATTTGCACTTCCTGTACCCCCATCCAATTCAGCTTCCCCGTCAGGTAGGTCGCTAAACGTATTTACCGCAGCCCCTAAATTTGGGCTGTCTCCACCTGTTTTAATAACCTTTACAGACCTGTTTAATATGTAAGTATCTGCACCTACTGTTAAAAACTTTAAGTCATCAGCAGGGTTTGTAGTCTTAAGATAAGCATATCTTACTTGGTTAGTAGTAATGGCTGGGCTTATGTTTTTTTCTGTACCATCTTCTTTAAAAACTCTGACTACAACAAAATCTGCATTGCCTCCCGCATTAGGGTGGTTAGGCTCATTTGTTGCTACAATTATATGTACACCATCTACAGTTTCAGCTACATGTATAGCAGCGTTGCTTGTTGTAGTATTGAGTAATTGAGCTAAAAACTCTGTCGGTGGACGCTTAATTAATCCATCAATAACTGATGAAAGGGCATTAGTTTGTTCTTCTCCCTGTGTAGCCTGACGTAAGGGGGCAGGTTGCTGACTAACGCCATTTAATAGGTTTGGTATGCTAGTAGATACTAATGCCATAATTAATTACCTTGTAGTTCTGCGAGGTGCGCCTCTAGCTATAATTTTATAAGTGTCGTAGCTCCCTGTTAATAAGTTCTTATCTTCAGTTTGAGCTTCGGTTCTTTCAAATTCTATTAGTGCTTCCTGTTCATCTTGTGCAGTAAAACCTGCTAGGGTTTCTGAACCCATAAAGCGTGTCTGGAAGCGTCTTGATGCTTTAGTAGTTACATAGCGTCTAACGTGTTGTGGTAACTCATTAAAGTTAAGTAACTTAACAATATCTACAGTGATGTCTTCAGTGAATGTAAAGGTATTGTTATCTCTGTCATAAAGTTTAAGACCGCGTTGTACGACATCTCTGTGTGCTGATACATCTGACGAGTCTACTTTTACTGTTTCTGCTGGCAAAAGAATTTCACCATTATTCTCTTTGTTAAGTACAAGTTTTAAATCTGTGTTGCAGTGTAAGCCCCTAGTCTGGATAGCTATAGACGTTTGGTCTAATACTTCCTGGGCTAGTGAAGCATCGAGTAGAGAAGGGTCATTCAAACTTGATACTGGAGCTTCACCAATGGCTGATAACATTAAATTAACAGCTTCTAGTTCTGTAGTTGGTAGTGCCACGATAAAATCCTCATTGATTGTTTGACCTATTTGACTTCTTCGATTTGATTCGCAAGTTGCTTGGACTATTGTTTCTAGGGTTACGGTCTTTGTGGTCTATGTCCTTACCCTGCAAAGCCTTCTTACCTTTCTTCTTGATGTACAATCTTCTAGCTGCATTTCTAGATGCCCTGTTCTTTTTCTGTTCAGGTTTACTATGGTATTTGCTGTACTCACTTTTGTAGTCCCTAGCCACGATAAGTCCTCATAAAGTAAAAAAAAGCGGAAGCCAAATTAATGACCTCCGCTATAAGTTTTAAGCAGTCTGGATTTGAACAGCAGCTTCTGGACGTAGGACACCGTGGCCCATAGCGTACTTAGCTACCATTAAAGTTCCTTGTCTGCGAATGTCGTACTCTGACTCTACAGCCAAATCCATCAACTTCACTGTACCAACAGCAGAAGTGTGAGCGATAAGAGCAGTAGTGTTAGCAGCAGCAACAGCTTGTGGGCCACCAGTACCACCAGCATCAACGCCAGTGCCAGTAACATTGGCAGTAGGTAGATGTGGAGTCTTGATAAGGTTGATACCAGCAATCTGTGGTACTGTACCTTCAGCAATCGAACCACGACCAGAGAAGTCTACGTTCACTGCGTTAGAAGCATTAGCAAGCAAGTAGTATTGCTCTGGCTTCAAGAAGCAGAAACGGCCTTCAGATGGAACGTAAGCATCATCTAGTGCTTCAGCAGCATCAAAGATTGAACCAATCAATGAAGTTGCACTAGTGTTAGAATCAGCGTCAGTGATTACGGTGCCTGAAGCGTAACCTGAGTCACCTACGTTAGCAGATGCAGCAGCAGCCTGAGCCATAGTCTGTAGAACGTGCTTGTCCATTTGGAAAGCAAGCGCACGACCCATCTCAGATGAATAAACTGAACGCACATCATAGTGGTTCTTAGCTTCTTCAATGTTAGAGATGAAGTGGCTAGACAGGAGAAGGTCATTAATAGTAATAACTTTCTCGTTGTGGTTGATGTCTGTACCAGTGATTTCAGCACCAGGCGTGTGATACGCTGCGCTTGAACGACCCATTACTGGGAACTGTGCAGACTTACCGTTAGCAATGGTGCGAACCATTTGCTTGTCAGCAGTTACTGTAGCTTGCTCAAAAGAAGTAAGAACTTCTCCTGAGAATTGTTTTAGGAACAAAGCATCAGCCGTTCCTGCATTGTTTACCAGACCGATGCCTGATGGGCTTGCATTACTCATTGTAATATCCTTTAAAATAAATTAAGTTAGTAAATTAATAATATGTAATTCGCTAATCCTTACTTCACTTGAAAGGGTGTTCACCGCAGTGAGCCTTACTGTTTTTTGGGGATAACAGAATTGTTTAACAGCCTGAGTAGGCTGGTTAAAGTTTGCTTCTACCTAGCTTCTTCTGGACAGCTTCACGAAACGCTGGGTCTTTTGTGTACTCAGGGGTTCCCATATCCTTGGTAACCTGCGCCCAACTATTATAAGTATCTACAGAGGCAGAGGCTTTACCACCCACAAGTGAGGGTTCAAAACCGCCGTTATCCCTGTATCTCGATACCAACCCATCAATAGCTAGTCTTGCCTGAGAGGTGTTACCTGAACTAATAGAGTCATTGAATGCGTCAATTTCGCTATCAGCCATGTTGTCGGATGCCCATTCGAGCATACCTTTGTAAGACTCTTCGCCACCAGCAAATTCAAACAGCTCATTGCTGTATTCTGTAGCTTTAGCCTGTTGCCCTTCAACATAAGCATCCACCATTTCCTTGGGGATACCTCTGTTTTCTAGGTCTTTGTAGGTGTTCTCTGAGAGTTCACCGTTTTCTGCAAATTCCGTTTGCATTGAATCAAAGTCTAGTCCTGAGTTTTCAACAGCTTCTCTAGCTTCTTCAGCAGCTTCAGTCTCGTTTGACGATACTTCATTACTATCTTCTGCTTTTCCAGCTTGAGTTGCTTCTTGACGAGACTGTGTGAATTGACGCTCCAGTTCGCTATATCCTTTAGCAAGGTCTTCAGGGCTATTAAACTTCTCTGGTAACCATTCTGGACGAGTCTCTTGAGTTTGCTCCACTGGAGCTTCAGAACCTGTAACATTTCCTTCTACCTGTACTGTATCAACCATTAGTTAAACCCCGCTGAATAATATTGCCTCTGGCATTTTGGTATTTAACGCCTACTTCAGCATTCTCCATTCCAGGCCACTTAGGATACTCAACCTTCTTTTCCTTTTTAGGTGAGGTCTCCTTCGGGTTATCTTTCTTTAAAGTCATTTTGGGTGTTGTCATTTATTGTACCTGTTGTTGCTGATTAGCCTTCACAACTTCTTTGATTGCTCCAGGTGCTGAATCTTTCATAGCCTCCTGCAGCATCATCTGCTGTTGAGCTTCTTGTTGCTGTTGCATCTCAGCCTGTAGTTCTTGTTCAGTCTTAATCAGACCTATAGTGTCTATTCCATGACCAGTAGCTAATCTAGTTACTAAATCACCAAAGTTGACACGCTGTAATGTCTCAGGACTAGCCTGAGCCAATGCCACTAGGTCAGTGATATAAGTGCGTAGTTTGTTTAAGTCGTTTCCTCTACCAAGTGCTTCTACACCAGTAACAATAACTGGAGTAACAGTACCTTGAGGTAGCTTAGGAATCTTCTTAGTTGCAGACATTCTCTTCATCAATATATTGACTAGAGGCAGTTGCATCTCTTGACTCAGAACAGAGTAAACACCGCCTAATGCGGATTCTAACTCTTGAGCCATGAAGCGTATCTCTTCAGCAGTTACTCTTTCAGCATTGCGCTGAATCGCTGTATTTAAGAGAAACGCAAAGGCGAGCCTTTCTTCAATTCGTTGAACGGTATCTAACACCACACGCATGTCAGGGTACTTTTCTGTTTGTAGTACACTTACATCGTTAGGGTCACCTAGTATGACATCACCGTTGTTGGAGTTGGCTAGGTCAGTTCTACGGACACTTGCGTTCGGGCGCACCATAAACACAAGTTTAGCACTAGCTGCAGCAGAGCTGACTAATGCTTCCATCAATCCCTCTAGGGACTTCAGGTCTCCAAGATACTCTTCCACGAAAGAGCGACCATAGTCTTCACCGTCAAGGTGTACCATACGAAGTGCAAGCCAAGGCATGAGGTCTTTCTTATATTTACCATCAGAACCTGGCACTATTTGCCCTTCAACTTCTTGGTATACTTGATATGAATCAGTATTTAATCTGTAAATCTTTGTGTATAACTTGAGGTCTTCTTCGCCTGTGTAATCAATACCCTCGATACCTTCGGGTAAAGCTCTAGGTGACACAGACTCTTCTAGTATAACTTCTAATAGTTCCCCGTCAGGCGCACGTTTTACAACGAAGCTAGACATAGGGAAAACTCGTAATCCCCCTTTCTTTGGGAGATGTACTAAGACATTACCGCTAACAATAAGATGCTTGAGTGCTTCAAAGAAATTTACCCTTAAGGCTCTATTCTCTATTTCACTCATTACCTCTCTTTCGATGCCAGCTAAACCTTGCTCAATCTCAGACCTTAAGTCTCCCTCACCATCTAGTTCCGCTTTAGTTTTACTATCCATTGCTAAACGGAAGAACGGTGCATTAGGTGGGAGAAGCAAAAGCATCAGCTTAGAGGCTAGGTTGTTTACACCCCTTGCCCCTATGCTTTGAAAAGGTTGGTATAAGTCAGTTGCAGAACTAAAACCTTCGGGAGTTATTAAGGCAGGAAGAGTAAGTTCAGAACACTCCCTAGCTCTGTCGAGATAAATCTCCCTGTCTGCTGCTAATTTGTGATAACGCTTCGCGCAGGAAGTACCTTCGTGCATAACTTACTCCTAAGATGCTATGTTTAGTCCAGTTCCAGATGCTCCACCCATTCCTACAGAACTGCCTCCACCATAACTGCTACTAGAATCTTTTTTGGTAATCTTCATACCCCCGCCCATACCTTTCTGGGTGGCGTTTCTAAGTAGTGTTGGTGTTGCTTGTGCAGCTTTTTGTTCAGCTAGGAATTTAGCCTGTTGTTCTTCTCTAAGTTGTCTAGCATCTTCAGCCTGTTTTTCAGCAAGCTGTTCTTGCTTACGGCCTTGCTCCTTTGCAATGTATGCAGAACCTGCAACACCTATTAAGGCAGCAGCTATTACTGGTGGACACATAATCGTTTCCTCTGGTTTAGTTAGGGTCTTCTTCCCGTCTTTTTAACTCTAACAGCCAGTTGATTACAGACCGTTGTCCTGCTCTAAACCATATTTCTTTCTCTGACCACTCTAATCGAGCAGACAGTTCAGGAAACACTTGGTCTAGCATAGCTAGTGTCTCATCAACACTGACGGGTAAACTTTCAATTTGTTGGTTTGTATTTGACATTTTAAGTCCTCTTATATGGTGGGTATTAATTATCTTCTTCGCGTTCTAAGTACTTTTCTAAGTTAGCCATAGCTCTCCATGCTACCTGCGCCCAGTCTTCATCAATAACGTGGCGCATCATGGCATCTAGCTCATCGCCTGACTTAGCCCTGTCCCAATGTAAAGTCTCAGGAGTCTGTCCATGCTGAATACCGCCAATCATAGAGATTCTTGATACCTCTGTAATTGCTCTAGGGAAGTACTTAACAAAACCTGTGTAAGCTGGGATAGTTTTCCTAGTCTGTGCGTCTTTAGGTAACTTGAACTTTTTTACAGGTTGAAAGTCTTGTTTGATTGGAGTCACACTCTTAGAAGCATTTGCTGCTGTTTCTTTCCAGTCGCTTTTAAGAGTGTCCCATTCGCTTGGTGTAATATCGTCTATGGAGTCCATAATATTGGTTCCTTTGTTTGTGTGTTGTAATCAGATGCTCTTAGTATCCTAGCTAATCTAGCTTGTACTAAGGCTTCCTCTTCAGTTTGACCTGCCTTTTCATAGGCTTTTACTACGGCTTCCCAAGTAGGGTCTTTGCTCAAGATATCTGTGGCTCTCTTGTCGCCTATACCTTTACAGCCTTTGTAGCCGTCAGTGGCATCCCCCACTAGGGTTTGATATAGATGGTAGTAATCTGCATATTCCTCAGATATATCTTCCATCTCTGCTGCTCTCCATAGCAGACCTGGTATTGTCTTCATGTCTTTGTCTTCAGAAACAATGACTGTCTCTTCGTACTGACCTGAAGTAGCTAGTATGCCCATCACATCATCACCTTCTAAGTTAGGCATCTGGATAGATTCATACTCAGCTTCAATCCAAGTTTTTATTCCCTTATAGCAAGTAGGCTTACGCTTACCTTTCCTATTATGTTTATAGTCTGGGTATATAGTCTTCCTGAAGTTATCCTTGTCAGAGAATGTGAATACAAAATCATCCGCTGCAGTAGCTTCAACCAAATGGTCTAAGTACTGGAGGATTAACTGCTTGGCTTCCTTCGCGTCAGACCAGAGCGACCATACGTCATCGCCCCAGTCCACCTCTTGCTCTACTGTACTTGAGTAGCGATAGGCTACTATGTCACCATCAATCAGTAATGTTCTCTTCATTAGTTGCCTCCGTGGATAGTTCTTTATAAATTTTTAGCGTGTCAGTCGAGAACAGTTTAGAAAGATTAACCAAGTACATCTTAGATGCCCAATGGTCACCCCCTTTTACTATGCGATGATTATCTAACTTCTCTACAATCTTTCTTAAGTTCTCAGTTTCAAATACCAGAGTGCAGTAAACATCATCACCAACTGCTAAGTTATGAAACCAGTAGTCAGCTTCCGTTGCGTTGATGCCTGATGGTTTACCATAAGACTCAAACTCGATTGCTATGTTTCCTGTTTTAGTCCACATACCTCTCTCAGTTTTAACTTCTACTTTCTTACCTTGTAGCATGTCTAACACTCTGTCTTCGTGCATCTGACCGTATGCTAAATCTAAATCAAACTTCTTCCTGTTTTGTTTAGTGGGTCTCAGCCCAGTTGTCTCCGATGTTGTATTCTCCATCGAGGGGGCATCTGATGCTGAAGACATCTCCTGCTCGTTTAATACATTCAACTGCGAGTTTTCCGATTTCATCTGACATATCTTCCTTTGTCTCTAACTGTATTTCATCATGCACCCATGCTACTTGAGTACATGACTCCTTCAATCCTTGTTCTATTAATGCGTTGTTAAACTCAACCATCCACTGCTTACATATCAAAGCACCAGCAGACTGTAATAATACATTTAGGGCCGCATGTGGTGACCTTACTTTAAGGTGTCTCCCATCTAGTCCTACTATGTACCCTCTATCTGCTGCTTTCTGCACTCTCTCAATAAGAGTAGCTAGAGCAGGTAACTTCTTAAGAAACCTTTGTTTTAAGACAGTCCCTTCTTTAGCTCCTTTACCTACAATCTCTCCTAGCTTTCCAACCCCTGCACCATAGAGAAATCCATAGATAAATGTCTTAGCTTGTGAGCGTTCAGCTAGACCTGCTGCTTCTTGATTTGCAGTGTGTATATCACCGTTTACTACTACCTCACCGTAAGCACCCCCATCGTACCTAGCCATGTAATGAGCTAAACATCTAAGCTCTAGGCCAGACACATCGACACCTACTAGCTTCATGCCTTTAGGTACAGTAAACAGTTCTCTACATTCCTTGCCATAGGGCGCACCACAGGACGGAACCTGTGCCACGTTAGGGTATGCGTGTGTCGCTCTCCCTGTGACGGCTCCGTTCGTATTACAAGACCCGTGAATGCGCCCCCCTCGCTCTACCTTGAGCCATGCCTGGCGACCATCTCCCAGTTGTCCCAATCTCTTTATAAGCGTGTAGTATTCAACCAATAGCTTTGCCTCTGGATAAGGCAGACTAGATAGAGTCATCTCGTCAACTTTAGGCTTACCGTCATTTGTAAATTCGGTAGGCTTCCAACCCCTAAGATTCTTCAGTCTGTCAGCTACATGGTCTCTGCTACCTGGGTTAAACTGAATTTGTTTTACCTTATATGTAGGTACACCTTTCTCATACCCTAGCTTCTTGTTGTTTACCTTTGGTGTGAACGGAGTCTTTATCTCCCAGTCAGGGAATGCTTCCTTAAGTTCTGTCTCCAGTTCCAGTTTTCTTGCTGATAATTTCGCATATAACTTAGCAGCAGTCTCTGTGTCAAAGGCAAAGCCAGCAACTTCCTGTTCAAATATAATTTGTGCAACTTCATGTTCCAAATCTAAGGCTTGTTGTGAATAATTTTTGTAGGCTATCTTTCCGTATAGCGTGTTAGTTACCTCAACATCCTGAAAGCAATACTCCAACATCTCATCAGAGTATTCTTCCCAGCCACCATCGTAGTCACCTTTGTAATTACCGAGGCGATGCCCCCATGCTGCAAGGCTATGGCTACCTATTAGCTTTCTTGGAAAGTCTGTTCTTGTGAAGTCGGCTTGCTTTACGTCAGCCCAGATGAGCCTTGTGCAAACCAAGGTATCAAACACTTTTCCTTTCGGATTGAAAGTACCTAGCTTCTGTAGAACAGGGATGTCGTACTTAATAATGTTATGACCGATAATCATGTCGGCCTTCTCTAACTTAGGAATGCCCTCAGACCAGATACCTCTACCTGTGTACCCAAGGGATTGCCCTGTGTCGATGTCCTTGATAACCATGCAGTGTATCTTGGTTACATCATCGAGAAGACCGTCAGTCTCTAAGTCGAATATATAACTAGACATTCAGTTCTCCTTACGCCTCACAATACTCACATTCAGATAAGTATTGTCTTAAGTCATTGTTTCTTTCTTCTTCAGTAGGAAAAGCAATTGCGTCTTTAAGTATTCCCTCACCATCAAACTGAAGCACTAGAAACTCTTTACAGAACTCAGCAAGCGACATCTCCCACGCTGCTAAGCCACCTTCGTCACACTCTGTTTTATATAAATAAATATTTGTATTAGAACTCATCTTCTACCTCCTCAAATTCTGGATTGCACTCAAGCAAACGTCCCGTCTGTGGATTGTACTGGACATGGCAAGCCACACCTGTCTCTCCACTAAACCTATTCTTGAGTACCCTTACTTTAGTTGTATTTGATGCCTCACCTTGTTGGTCACGTTCTAAGCCAATAACCATGTCTGATAACTGTGCAATAGCATGGCTACCTCTCAGTTGTGAGAGTGATGTCTGTGCGCCTTCTTCATGCCCTTTGTCACCACTAGGCCTTTTCAAGTGAGAAATTAATATCAAACCTACGCCAGTCTCTTGGACTAATGTCCGCAAAGCTGTCATAGCATTGTCAATAAGCCTCCTTTCGTCACCATCGCCAAGACCAGATACAACAATACTAAGGTGGTCAAGGATGATATAAGAACATTCACATCCTTGTGCCAAAAATCTGATTCTATTGAGAAGGTTGTCGATAGCAGTGCTGCCAAATGAATCGTAGAAATAAGTATTGCCATTTCCAATAACATAGTCATAAGCATTCCTTAGCTCTTCTTCACTTGACTCAGTGTTACCTAAGTGTAAAGGCTTGTTTAGGTGCAGTCCCATTAGCCCCAGAGCAGTACGCTTTACTGTCTCCTCTAGCATAATAAAACCTACACGCTCACCTAAACCTATAAGGTGATACCCTATCTCCCTGGCTAAGTTAGATTTACCTATGCCTGACCCTGCTGTGATTGTTGTTAGTTCTGATTTACGAAGACCATGTGTCTTTTCATTCAAACCTACATAAGGATAAGCCACACTATGGACTACATCCTGTGCAGACACATCACTCCATAAGTCATCACCAGAAACAATACCGTCAGGTCTAAACGTCTTGGCTCCCCACACAGCGTCAATGAGTTCTTTAGTCTTTTTCTGCAAGACCATCTCATTGGCATCTTTCAAGGGTAGGTCAGCTATCTTAGCTTTACCTGGAGTAAGGACAGAAGCACATGCACTAGCTGCTAACCGTCCAGGTTCATCCATGTCGAACATAAAGACTACAGTGTCAAAGCCCTCAAGAAACTCTAGGCTTCTCTGTACATCTTTCTTTGCTCCCTGCGCTCCATTCTTTACAGATACTACAGGCCACTTATTGCTCTGTACCATAGATAGTGAGAGTGCATCTAGCTCGCCCTCAGTCACTACTATCATCTTACCACCATCCCTCCATAGCCACTCACCATATAGACCACAGTCTTTTGTTGAGCCTAGCCATTGGAATGTCTTATCTGCGTACCTTAGTTTCTGTGCGACCAACTTACGGTCTTTATAATAGTTCGCTACCTGACAGGGTTTCCCGTTGTATCGTGAGATACGGTAGTCAAACTTTCTTGAGGTTTCTTCATTTATACCTCTCTTTGGCAAGGGTTTTACTTCTCCCCGCAAGAAATCTGTATCTGCAAATCCGCTTACAGTTTCTTCCATTGCTTCTGCCTTTTCATAATATCCACAACCAAAACAAAATCCGTGTCCGTCAGAGTAGCGGGCTAGGTTATCCCTAGACCCGCACTGTGGACATGGCTCATGTGCTACGCAGGTACTATCTTCCGTACCTATTTCCATACCACTCTCCTACTTCAAAGTTAGGACAAGTCTTAGAAGACACATCGTTATGTCCAATGACTTTCGCTTCAGGGTATTTTGCAGTCAGCCCATCAACCAAACGTGTAAGCATAAGCCATTGTTCTTCTGTAAAGTTTTCTTCAGGTTTCATATCTTCATCTAATCCACCAACTAAACAGATACCAACTGACTTAGCGTTATACCCTCTGGCGTGTGCGCCTACAGCGTCTTCTTCCCTACCTATTTCTATTGAACCATCTCGACATATAACGTAGTGGTAGCCAATCTTCAGCCACCCCTTCTCTCTATGCCAGCGGTCAATAACTTTTGCATCCACATCCATGCTAGGTTTAGTAGCAGCGCAGTGAATGACTATTTCTGTTGTTTCTTTCCTTGTTTGCATTTTAGTAATGCCCTCGTATGCTCCTTAGTTGCTTTAGGTAGTGTCTCTTCTAACCACTCAAGCGGTATGCTTTTATCAGCGTATTGAAAACCTAAACGCTCACACCACATTGCATAAGTTGTTTTTGACTTACTGCCTATCCGTGTTCTTGAATTTGAAAATACAAACCTGATGTCTAACTCAGGGTTTTGCTCCTTAATTAGCTTATGCTTTGACCTGTCTGAACTGAGAAACTGTCCTTTAGTTTCGACAATGATTCCGTTAGGCAGAACAAAGTCAGGTTTGTATCTTGAGTGAGGCTTCTGGTAGATGACCCAACCAGGTGGTTCATAATGAAATGAGACACCCAGTTGTTTAAGTTCATCAGCTACCTTGACCTCTAATCCACTTCTGTAACTAAAAGTCTTCTGTCTCTTCATCTTCGACAAATCCTTCGTCCTGCGCTGTCGCGACTTGCGGTGCGCTGTAGCCTTCCGTAGCTTCAAATCCAAATGATGAGGCATCAGCCCCTCCTCCAGTCTTGAGGTCAATAATCTGTACAGCTTTCAATCGTGCTGATACACCCGCACCAACTGCTGCTACATAGAATGGAACTAGGTCTGCTGATACTCGTAGAGTTGAACCACCCCAGATTGAATCAACGTCAGACATAAGAGTGCCAGAGGCATCAAACATCTTCGGACTCATCTCAATGGTGCGACCATCTTTAGTGTTGACCTTAGCTTTCATCTTAAATTTAAAGACAACACGACCTGTTTCCTGACCTTCATCATCAAGCTCATCAAAATAAGGTGGTTCTGCTACCTTCTTGCGTTTACCAGGCGGTATCATTTTCTCCGCTTGCTTCATTGCAGTTTCGATGTTGCTAATCATAGGTGCAGCCTCACTAGCATCAACGCTAAGACTCACCTTGTACTCACCCATAGCATTGAACTTAGTGTCTGGTTGAGTTAAGTGTGGGTATATGGCAATACCCTCTGGAGATACTACTCCAATGTAATCATTCGCCATCAATCATATCCTCCTGTGGATAGTTATCTTCAATGATAAAACCGTAAACCTCTACGGCTTTAACCATAATGTCATAAGGGACTGGCATCCCTGCCTCTGAATAGAAATCCAGTAGTTCTTCCATAAACTTCTCCTTAAGTTTAACTTTCGGTTTGACCCGCCAGTCTAATATGGTGGGTATTAATTGACTTAGTGGATAGTAATCCCTGAAAAATATGAGCAATCACATCTACAG